TGCTGGACCAGGTAGTGCACCAAATGTAAGAACAGGCGCTGGCGGATTAGGCGGCGGTGGAGCTGGATCTACAACAGGTGGAAATGACGGAACAGTTAATACTGGTGGTGGCGGTGGATCTGGCGGAGGACCAGGAGCTTCTTACGATTCAGGAGGCGGTGGATCTGGCGTTGTCATGATCAAAGAATTAAATAATAGTAGAGGTATATGGCCAATGAAACAACAGTATGAAGCTGTTAAAGGTGGAGCATGGCCAGATGGATCTATTGTTGAATCTGTTACACTAAATTACTTAGTAGTCGGTGGAGGCGGAGCAGGTAAATTATTTCAAGGAGCTGGAGCTGGAGGCTATAGAGCTTCTGGTTATGGTCCAGCACCATTACAAGGATGTGCAGTTGTTGTATGTTCTTCTACAGCTTATACAATCACAATCGGAGCAGGAGGAGCTTCTCCAACTGGAACTGCTTATCCTATTGAAGCATCACCTCCATCTTTAGATGGTCCAGGTTACGGTAACCCATCAAGTTTTGATTCTTACATCACTTCATCTGGAGGTGCTGTACCTTTAAACGCATCTTGTGGAAGTCCATGGAATGCTAACAATGGAGAAAGAGGTGGACCTGGAGGTTCAGGTTCTGGAGGATATGCTTCTCTTATTGGTGGTAAAAGACCAGGAGGTTCTGGAAATATTGGAGGATTCTCTCCACCTGAAGGAAATAATGGTGGAGCAGGTGGTAACCCTGATAACAAAGCTTCTGGTGGTGGCGGAGGTGCTACTGCAGCTGGAAGTCCAGGATCAGGTTCAGACCCAGGGGTACCTGGAGGAGCGGGAGCTCCAAACTTAATTACAGGTGTTGCATGTTCAGCTTATGCTGGAGGTGGAGGATCAGGAACTGACCGAGGAGTTTCTGGTTTAGCAGGTGGATCAGGTGGATCAGGTGGCGGTGGAAATGCTGCTTCAAGAAACGCTGATTCTTTAGCAGAACATGGTACTGCAAATACAGGCGGTGGCGGCGGTGGAGGTACTGGAGGACCTACTAACTTTGGTGCTCCTACTTATTTATCTCCATGCGGAAGATCACACTATGGATCAAAAGGTGGTTCAGGTATTGTTGTTGTTAGATCACCAGCAGGACACCCTATGTCAGCTACACCAGGATGTAATACTGTATCTTGTGTTTGTGGTCACACTGTTGCTAAATTTATTGTTTCTGGAACATTGACTCTTAACTAATATTTGTTTTAGTTGGAATAATTTCATAATATAAAACTCACAATATGTGGGTAATCCAATTTAAAAAACATAAAAAAATTAAAAATAAAATTTTATCATTAATTAATGAAATGCCAGATGTATTTTATGAAACTCATAAAGGTACTACAGCAACTAAATCTGATTGGAACTTACCTTCTGATTTTAAAAGAGATTATCTTGATCTTTTTTATAAAGAGATAAATTCTTTAATGTTAAAAACAGCTAAAAAATTTAAATGTATGAATTGGAGAATTCATAATGCATGGTTTATGCAATATAAAGAAAATGATAAACATGCTTGGCATACTCATCCTAGAACTAATTTATCTGGAGTATATTATTTAGAGTTACCTAAAAAAGAATTAATTACAGAATTCAAAGATAAAAAAATTAAAGCAGAAGAAGGTGATATTTTAATATTTCCATCTTACATGTTACATAGGTCTCCAGTAAATAAAACTAAAGAAAGGAAAACAGTTATATCATTTAACTGTGATTTTTATAATTAATGGAAATTTTACCATTACCTAATTTTGGAGTTATACAAAGTTTTTTACCAAAAGACTTATATAAGTCGTTATTAAAAGAATGTTTATCTATAAAGAAACCAAAACCACGTGGACCTGCTTTAGATATAGATTATAAAAAGAAAATGATATCTTATTTGACTGAAAAAGGAGTATCAGAACATTTTTTTATATCAGAAAAAAATACGTTGAGTGTTATTGAATTTATGAAAAAAATGATTCAGAAATATAGAGAAGCTTTTCCAGGTTATTTAGATGGTATAAGATATTTAGATAAAGATGTACCTATGGCTTTTAGAACACCATGGGTAAACTTTCAAAAAAAGAATGAATATTTACCATTACACGAACACGGTGGTGTATTATCTTATAATATTTGGATGCAGATACCAACTGATTCAATATTTGAATATAATTATAATTCTATTATAGGAAAAAATTTAACACATAGAATAATTTTAACTAAAAAAGATGAAGGGCGTGTAGTATTATTTCCAGCGCAATTACAACATGTTGTATATCCTTTTTACAACACTAATAAAACTAGAATGTCTATTGCGGGAAATATACTTTTACAAACATAATGAAATTATATAAAAATATTCTTACAGAAAAAGAAAGAAAAAAGTTACTTGCATTTGTTAAAACACAAGTTAGAGATTTAAGACCAAGATGTCCTGGCTTACAAACTCTTATGGATTTACACACATTTGATGAAACTAAACATTTTTATGATTTAATTATGTCTAAGTATTTTAAAAAATACCAAATTGAAAATTCTTGGGGTAATTATTGCGAAGGAGATGAAATTAATTGGCATAATCACCCTACTTGTAAATTGTCAGCTGTTTACTTTTTAAAAAATCCTGATAATTTAGGAACCATATTTAGAAATGAAGAATATAATTGGGATAAAATTACTTCAACAAAATGTCCACAAAACTCTTTATTGGTTTTTGATGGTGCAAAAGTACATTCTCAACCTTATTCTCCTAAAAAAATTAAACGTTATACGATTGCAATAGATTTAATATGAATTTAAAAAATGCTTATTGGTATTTTACTGGTATACTCGGAGACAAGTTTTGTGATGAATTAATACAACATGGTAATTCTCAAAGAGAAAAAATAGGAACTATAGGTAAAACAGCAGCAAGTGTTAAAGAAAGAATTGGTGTAAAACATGAAGGAGACATTCAAAAACATTTAACAAGAAAAGAAATAAAAGATTTAAAAAAACAAAGAGATTCCAATATTGCTTGGGTAAATGATAGATGGGTTTATGATCAAATAGTTCCTTATATACATCAAGCAAATCAAAACGCTGGTTGGAATTTTGAAATAGATTATTTTGAATCTTGCCAATTTACTAAATATAAACTTAAACAATTTTATGATTGGCATTGCGATCCTTTTCCAACACCTTATAATAATCCAGAAAATCCTCATTTTCATGGTAAACAAAGAAAAGTTTCAGCTATAGTTCAATTATCTGATCCTAAAGATTACAAAGGTGGAGAATTAGAAATTCAACCAAGAACAGAAAGAGATCCAAAAATAGTTTTAAATACAAAAAGGCATTTTGGTGCAAGAGGAAGTATTATTGTATTTCCCTCTCATTTATGGCATAGAGTTAAACCAGTAACGAAAGGGATAAGATATTCATTAGTGTTATGGGCACTTGGATATCCATTTAAATAAAATGGCAAAAACAGATCAATTACAAACATCAATTTATTTTCAATCACCAATTTATACAATTGAAATACCTGAATGGGTAGATCATGTTGATAAAGTTTGTAACAATTATATAAAACAAGCTAAGAAAAGAAATGAATCTATGATTAAAGATAGAGAAAAAAGGTGGAAGAAAAAAGTTGGAGATATAACTTTATCTCATCATTCAACAAGTATGATTAATGATCCTGAGCTAAAAGAATTTCAAGAATATATTGGATCAACAAGTTGGAATGTTATGGACTTTTTTGGGTACGACATGTCTCAATATGAATTAATGTGGACTGAATTATGGTGCCAAGAGTTTTCTAAAAAAGGTGGAGGACATCATGAAGGACATATTCATTATGATAACCATATATCAGGTTTTTACTTTTTAAAATGTAGCGATAGAACATCTGTTCCTTATTTTAAGGATCCAAGATTAGCTAAAGTTATGTCTGATTTACCTCAAAAAGATCCATCTAAGGTTTCAATGTCTACTCCAGTCATACAATATAAACCTAAACCAGGGACTATGATTTTCTTTCCAGCATATTTAGAACATGGTTTTACAGTAGATGCGGGAGTAGATGATTTTAGATTTGTTCATTTTAATTTACAAGCTGTTAGAAAACTATTAACAGAACATTTGAAAGGGCAGAATGTCGAAAGTAAAAAATAATTTTTTAAAAAAAGAAGATTTTAAAAAAATACAAAAAGCTTTATTAAGTGATATTTTTCCTTGGTACTTGAACAACACAAAAACTTATACAGGTAAATCTAAAAATAAATATGATTACCAACTAACACACACTTTCTTTGATGATAATAAAATAAACTCTAATGCTTTTAGCTTACTAAAACCTGTTACAAATATATTAAAACCAAAATACTATGTAAGAATAAAAGCTAACTTAGTTCCTAACACAAATAAAGTATATAAATTTGAAAAGCACATTGATCAAGACTTTAAATGTAAAGCAGCTATATTATATATTAATACAAATAATGGGTTAACTTTATTTAAAGATAGAAAAGTACAACCTAAAGAAAATACAATAGTATTTTTTGATGCAAATGAAGAACATCAAGCTACAACTTGTACTGATGAAAAATATAAAATATTAATTAATTTTAACTATCAATAATATGAATTGGAAAAAAGATAAATTTACTGTAATAAAACAAGCTATAAGTAAAGATACAGCTGAGCTGTTAAAAAATTATTTATTACTTAAAAGAAAAGTAACTCAAACATTTATTACAACTAAACATATATCTGAATTTAATTATGACTGGGGCACTTGGAGAGATCCACAAGTTCCAGGTACTTATTCCCATTATGGAGATGTAATGATGGAAACATTATTAACTACATTAAAACCAAAAATGGAAAAAGCTACAGGCTTAAAATTATTTGAAAACTATTCTTACACTAGAATTTACAAAGTTAAAGATATATTAGAAAGACACAAAGATAGATTTAGTTGTGAAATATCAACTACATTAAATTTAGGCGGAGATAAACCTTGGCCAATTTATATAAACCCAAATGAAAAAGAAGGAACTATAAACCCAACAACAAGAAAATATGATGCATCTAAATCCAAAGGAGTTAAGGTAGACTTGAAACCTGGAGACATGTTAATTTATAGAGGTGATTTACTAGAACATTGGAGAGAACCTTATACAGGAAATTATTGTGCACAAGTATTTTTACACTATAATGATAAAGCAACTAAAGGTGCAGAAGAAAATGCTTTTGATAAAAGACCGCATTTAGGATTACCAAGTAGATTTAAAAGAGCTGAAAAAAAGATTCCATAATGAAAGACTTTCCTATTATAAGGATTGATAATTTCTATGACTTCTCTAAAGGAGAACATACAAGAGTTAAAAATAAAGTTATTAATCAAATTAAAAGAGCAGATTGGGATAATAATTATGCTCTTGAAAAAAGTAAATTTACTACAAAGCTTTACGATACATTTGTAAATAGTGCTAAAAAACATTTAAAGTTTAAAGTTAATAAAGATTTAAATAGAGATTTTTGTTGGGCTGTAGCTTCAAATAAAGATTTTAAACCCTCTGTTAATTGGCATAATCATATTAAATCTTCAACAATTAATTCTGTTTATTATTTAGATATACCAAAAGATATGGAAGGTGGCGAAATAGAATTTAGAAGTAGAAGAAAAGATATATTAAAAATTACACCTAAAACAAATGAGTTATATATTTTTCCATGCTGGTTATGGCATAACCCTATTAATGTTAAATCAAAACAATTTAGACTTTCTATCAATATGGAAATAATTGCAATAGAAAAACATTGCGAAATATTTAATGATTATAACTAATTATAAAATAGAAAATTGGTTTTCTGTTCCTATTCTATCACATTATAATCCAGAATGGGCTGAGAAATTATTAAAGCCTTCTCTTAAATATTTAGACTACGAAAAGATTAATAAAGAAAGATTTTATAAAGGTAGAACTACATACGACACTAAATATAATTTAGCGAAACAACCTGAATATAAAAAGTTTTTAAGTTATTTAAAACAAGTGGCGCAAACTTATTTAACCGATTTAGGTTTTGATTATAATCAAATATCTAAAAAATTTGATCCATATTTCTTTACTACAGAATTAAATAAAGGGTCTTATCAAGAAAGACATATACATAGATATCAATTATCTGGTATTTTATATTTAAAAGTACCAGAAGGTTCTGCTCAAATTATTTTTAACGATCCTATACATGTAAGAGAATATAATAATTGGCCTGTATTGGATTACAGAAATATAAATACTTTTGGTACTGTTTCATATAAACCTGTAGTAGGAAGTCTTTTATTGTGGCCATCTTGGTTGTATCATGAAGTCCCTACACATAAAATAGATGATAATCGAATAGGATTAGTCTTAAATTTATAGTTTAAAAACCAGTAGATATTTTTTGTTTATAGTAATATAATCAGCCAATAACAAAATAATATTATGCCATTAACACAGTTAAATTTTCAACCTGGATTAGATACTGAAAACACCGAAACAGGTGCAGAAGGTAGATGGACTGATTGTGATAAAATTAGATTTAGAAAAGGACTACCTCAAAAAATAGGAGGTTGGACTAAATATAGCGACAATTACTATGTAGGAAGACCCGCAGATATAGCTTCTTGGATTAGTTTAGATGGTAGTCGTTATCAATCAATTGGTACAGATAGAAAAGTATATGCTTATTTATCTGGAACAGCTCAAGATATTACACCAATTAGACAATCAAATACTTTAACTAATGTATTTACTACAACTGATACTAGCTCTAATGTAATAGTAAATCATACAACTCATGGAGCTACTTTAGGTGCTTTTATAACTATATCTAATGTATCAGCAAATGTAGGTGGAATTACTACTACAGATTTAGAAAATGAATTTGAAATTGTAGCTATTAATAATGTAGATGCTTATACAATTACTACACCTGGTACAGCTACTTCTACAGTAACTGACTCTGCTAATTGCGATATATCATATCAAATAAATATAGGGCCTAGTATACAAACTTTTGGATATGGTTGGAGCTCAGGTACATGGTCTGCAGAAGCTTGGAATGAACCACGTTCCACTTCTGAAGTTACACTAGATATGAGACAATGGTCGTTAAACAATTGGGGGGAAGATTTAATTTTAACTCAAAGAGATGGAGCTACTTACGAATGGGATGAATCAGGCGGTATGACTGATAATAGAGCTACACAAATTGCTAATGCTCCTACAGCTTCTACTTTATCAATAGTATCTACAGAAACTAGACATTTAATTTGTATGGGAACAGAAACTACTATTGGTGACATATCTACACAAGATAAATTATTTATAAGATGGTCAGATCAAGAAAATTATAATTTTTGGACTCCTAACGCTACTAACTCAGCAGGGTC